CAAGCGCATCGTTGACTGTTTCTGATTCTGCAGTTTATTTAAACAATGGTGCTACAGATAACACTAAAGATATTGGTTTAATCGGTACATATGTTGCCACTGGTACAAAATATGCTGGTTTAGTTAAAGACGCTAGTGACAGTATTTGGAAATTCTTTAGCGCACCAACCAATGCTCCTACTGCTGGTAGTACAGTAGATTTTACTGGTGCTACATATGATGCAGTTAGAATGGGTGCATTAACTGCAACCAATGGAACATTTAGTGCTGCTCTTACATATGGTGGTGTAACTTTGTCTAATGCTGTTACTGGCACTGGAAATATGGTTCTTTCCGCTGGTCCAACATTAACTGGAACTCTCACTGGTTCTGCTGCTTCTTTCTCATCAACTGTAGCTACTGGTGCTTTGACTGTTACTGGTGCAATGACAGCAACAGGTAATATTACTTCTAACTTCTCTGACGATCGCTTAAAGACTCGCACTGGTAATATTCAAAATGCTCTTGAGAAAGTTCTTTCTCTTGATGGTTTCCACTATCATGCAAATGAAACTGCAGTGGAATTAGGTTATGATGCTTCTAAGCAAGAAGTTGGTTTATCTGCTCAACAAGTTCAAGCAATTCTACCAGAAGTTATCGCCCCTGCTCCAATTGATCCACAGTATATGACTTTACATTACGAACGACTTGTACCATTATTAGTTGAAGCAATTAAAGAGCAACAGAAACAAATTGAAGAACTTAAAGCAAAGTTAGGAAACTAATATGGCAGTTACATCAAGAGCAACACTTTCGGAGTATTGCTTAAGAGCATTAGGTGCTCCAGTTCTTGAAATAAATGTGGATGACGACCAATTAGAAGATCGTATTGATGAAGCATTAGAAGTGTTTAGATTATACCACTATGATGGTATTGAGAAAATTTATCTTAAACATAAAATTACTGCATCAGAATTAAATATTACTGGAACAAACGCTGCATCTTTTGCTGGAGCTTCCAAAATCACTGGAGCAACATCTGGTGCCACTGCTATTATTGAATCTGCCAAAGATAGTAACACTTTATACATCTCTAGAACTATTGGTGCTTTCGTTGCTAATGAAACTATTAGCAATCCTGATGGAACAACTGCCACACTAGCTGCTTCCAACTTTTATACTGCTGGTGATGTTGATAATGGATGGATTCCTATTCCTGATTTAGTTTATGGTGTATCAAGAGTACTACCACTATATCAAGGAACATCTTCTTCTCGTTCTATTTTTGATTTACAATATCAACTTAGATTAAACGATCTATATGATTTGTCTAGCACATCATTAATTTACTACACTACAGTAATGAGTCATTTGGCTACACTTGATTTGATATTAAATGGAAAACCAATATATCGTTTTAATCGTTTAATGGATAAACTTTATATTGATATTGATTGGAAATCTATTAACAAAGTCAATGTCGGTGATTACTTTATTGTTGAAGCGTATCGTGCTTTAGATCCAACAGAATTTTCAAAAGTTTGGAATGAACCATGGCTCAAAAAATATACAACAGCATTGTTTAAAAAACAATGGGCAACAAATCTTAAAAAGTTTTCTGGTTTACAACTTCCAGGTGGTGTAACTCTGGATGGTAATTCACTTTATAATGAAGCAGTGCAAGAAATAATTGCATTAGAAGATGATATTCAAAACAAGTCTGCTCCGCTGGACTTTTTCCTAGGATAGAATGTGGCTAGAAATGTATACTTCTCTCAAGGAACTGCCAACGAACAATATCTAATTGAAGATATTATCGTAGAATCACTGCAGGTTTATGGGCAAGATTTTTATTATATCCCAAGAACACTTGTAGCCAAAGATAATATTCTTGGCGAAGATCGTTTATCTGAATTTAAACAAGCATACGGTATAGAAATGTATCTCGAAAGTGTTAATGGGTTCGAGGGACAAGGTGCTTTTATTCAAAAGTTTGGTTTAATGATGGAACAAGCAGCAACTTTAACAGTTGCTCGTCGTCGCTGGGATCAACTTGTTGGAAGATTCAATCAGGCTCAATTACCAAATAGACCTTGCGAGGGAGATTTACTTTACTTTCCTCTAACCAAAGGTTTATTTGAAATTAAGTTTGTTCAACATCAAAATCCATTTTATCAGTTGGGTAAACTTTATGTTTATCAACTACAAGTTGAGTTGTTCCAATATGCTTCTGAACATATTGATACTGGCTTGAGGGATATTGATGTATTTGAAACACTTAAATCTTATGATACTAATTATGCAAGAAATGCGACTGGTTCTGTGACTGCAGTAACAATGACCAATCAAGGATCAGGATATACCCTTGCGCCAACAGTTACATTGACTGGTGGTGGTGGAGCGCAAGCGTTTTCTCAAGCTGTATTGGCTTCAACAGTTACTGCTGGTAAAATTTCTCTGGATATTACAAATGTTGGAACTGGATACGATAGTGTTCCAACAGTAACAATCGGAACTGCTTGGACTGCTTCTGCTGCAGCCAGCACGAATTCTCAAGTATTCCAGTCAAACAGATTATATACTGTTACAGTTGGTGGAACATTTAGTTCTACTGCTCCAACACATACAACAGGAACTGCCACTAATGGAACTGCTACTTTAACATATGCTGGTGTTAAAGCTACCGCTACTGTTTCTATTGAAACAAATCCTGATTTGCCACAATCATATGGCGACAATATTAAATTTAAAAATGAAGCCAGCGATTTAGTATTTGATACAAATAATCCGTTCGGAGAAATTCAGTAATGTTAAATATTCCTCCATTTTATCACGGACTCACTCGAAAAGTTATCGTTGCTTTTGGTAGTTTGTTTAGTAATATTAAAATTGAAAGAGCAGACAATAATGGCACAGTGCAACAAACAGTTGTTGTTCCACTAGCGTATGCCCCAAAAGAAAAATGGTTAGTTCGTGTCGAGCAGGATCCAACACTAGAACGAAACACTTATACCATTCTACCAAGAATGTCTTTTGAAATTACAGGAATGAACTACGATCCAATTCGTAAAGTAAATCGTATGTCTCAAATTTCTTGTTATAAAGCGAATGGCGCAAATCCAGCTACATTAAAACAATTGTACTCGCCTGTTCCTTATAATATTGATATTTCGCTTTATATTTTAACCAAAACTCAAGAAGATGCTTTACAAATTGTTGAGCAAATTTTACCTTACTTTACTCCAGAATTTACATTAAGTATTAATGCAATTCCTGATATGAGTGTTGCTCTCGACATTCCTATAATTTTAAACAATGTCGCTGTTCAAGATGACTACGATGGCGATTTTCAAACTCGTAGATTCGTAACTTATACCTTAAACTTTACATTAAAGGCAAACTTTTTTGGTCCAGTTGGCGAACAAGGTCCAATTAAAACTGTGTACATTGATAAACTTTCAGAACCTGGAAGAAAATATACAGCAGCTGGAAATTTTGAAACTGGTGCTATTACAGAAACTTGGCAAGACGCATTCTAAATGGCTCAAATATATAATGCAAATCCAAATTTAAAAGCAATCGGTGTTCCTGTTGAGTTTACTCCTGAACAGGTTCAAGAATACATCAAGTGTAAAAATGATTATATTTACTTTATTGAAACCTATTGTCAGATTGTTACACTAGATAAAGGTCTACAACCTTTTAAATTATACGAGTGTCAAAAAAGAAAATTAAATATAATCCATGAGAATAGAAAAGTTATTCTTATGGAAGGTCGCCAGCAAGGTAAGACAACTACCTCTGCTGCTTATATTCTGTGGTATACAATATTTCAAGATGCTAAAAATGTGGCGATTCTAGCAAACAAAGCAACTGCTGCTAGGGAAGTTCTTGCTAGATATCAAACTATGTATGAGGGATTACCAATTTGGTTACAACAAGGTGTTAAATCTTGGAACAAAGGTGATATCGAATTAGAAAATGGCTCTAAAGTATTTACCTCGGCTACTTCTACATCAGGTATTCGTGGTAAATCTGTAAACTTACTTTATGTTGACGAAGCTGCAATTATTCCGAATACTGTTGCTGAACAATTTTTTACTTCTGTTTACCCAACTATTTCTGCTGGTGAAACAACTAAGATATTATTAAGTTCAACACCACTTGGTTATAATCATTTCTGGAAATTTTGGAATGATGCTGAGAATAAGCGAAATGGATTTGTTAATTGTTTTATTCCATACTGGGAAATTCCAGGTCGCGATGAACGCTGGGCTGAAGAACAAAGATCTATTCTTGGAGATTTAAAATACAATCAAGAGGTTCTTTGTAAATTTTTAGGTTCTGCTCTTACATTGGTAAATGCCGATACGATTGGTAGAATGTCCCCAACATATCCAATATTCCAGAAAGATGGATTAGATGTGTTTGAAGAACCAATTTATGAAGTTGATACTGAAACGATGGACAAGTTTGGCAAACCAGTAGTTAAGCCACCACATTCTTATTGTATTATTGTTGATACAGCCAAAGGTGTTGGTGGAGATTACTCAGCATTTTCGGTTATCGATATTACCGAGGCTCCTTACAAACAGGTTGCTAAATATCGTAAAAATGATATATCGCCTTTGTTATATCCAAATGTAATCTTTAAGGTTGCCAAAGAATACAACATGGCGTATATTTTAGTAGAGATAAATAGTAGCGAGCAGGTTGCTTCTATTCTGCACCACGAATTAGAATATGAGAACATTTTATTTGTAAATAGATCTACCACTGGTCAAACTGTTTCAGGTGGATTTGGTGGTGGTCGTGCTCAATTAGGTGTTTTGACAGATAGAAAAGTAAAACGAATTGGTTGTATGAATCTAAAAACTCTGGTGGAAGAACAGAAATTGTTAATTCCAGATGCAGATACTATTTCAGAGATTACAACTTTTATTGAATCTAGAGGTTCTTATGCTGCAGACGATGGATACACTGACGATTTAGTTATGACTCTGGTTCTTTTTGGTTGGCTAACAACCCAACCATATTTTAAAGACTTAAATGATATAAACATGAGGGAACTAATTTATAGATCCCGTATTAAAATGATTGAAGATGAACTAACCCCATTTGGGTTCATCAGCGATGGACAGGGTTCGGAAGAACCAGTCCTACACAACTTTTAAAAAGTTGATTTTACTAAATAATCTAGTGAATGCTCAAACTCAAATGGCACAAACAAATAACATGTACATGTAACAAGGAGAATTACAATGCCTTTTCAACTTAGTCCAGGTGTTGCAGTCGTAGAAAAAGACTTTTCGTCAATAGTTCCAGCAGTTAGTTCTTCTGTTGGTGCCTTTGCAGGTTCTTTTGCTTGGGGTCCAGTATTGCAACCAGTCACAGTTTCTTCGGAAAATGTTTTGGTTCAGCAATTCGGAAAACCTAACGACTCCAACTTCGCTTCATTTTTTTCAGCAGCAAACTTCTTATCGTATGCTAATAATCTGTTGCTGGTTCGTGCAGATTCTACCAATGGTAAAAATGCTGTTTCTACACCAACAGGTGGTTTAGCAACTGTTACAGTTGGTACTGCAGGTTCTGGTTACAGTTCTACTGCTGCTGCTCCTACCGTAACAGTAAGTGCTCCAGATGAAGCTGGTGGTACTCAAGCTGTTGTAACAGTTACGCTTTCTGGCGGTGCCATTACTGCTATTGCTGTAACTAGTGGTGGATCAGGCTACTCAGCTGCTCCAAATATAAACATTTCTGCACCTAGTGGCGGATCTGGAGCAACCTTTACTGTAAATATGATCGGTAGTGCGCCAAACCAATCCATAGACACAATTACAGTTGTCGGTGGTGGTTCAGGGTATAAAGGAACTGTTACTGCTACAGTTAGTGCAGGAAATGCTACTCTTGGAGCAGTTACTATTGCCTCATCAAGTATTTCTTCTGCAACAATTGTTACTGCTGGTACTGGTTATTCTACTGCTCCAACAATTACCGTAGCAGCTCCTCCATCAGGAGTTACTGCTTTATTGAACAGAACTGTTGCTACTGCTGGAGTTAAAATTAGAAACTCTGAGCACTATCTAGCATCGTTCTCAACAGGAGCTGCTGTTACTGGAGAATTTGCTGCTAAGTTCCCAGGAACACTTGGAAACTCATTAAAAGTTTCTTACGCTGATGCAACAACTTTCGCAGCTTGGACATATAAAGCTGAATTTGATGCTGCCCCAGGAACTTCTTCCTATGCTGCTGGTGTTGGTGGTGCTGATGATGAATTGCATATTATTGTTGTAGATGAAGATGGCGAGTGGACTGGAACTCCAGGTGCTGTGTTAGAAAAATATGCATTCGTTTCTAAAGCTGGCGACGCTAAAAAGCCAGATGGAACAAACAATCACTATAAAGATGTGATTAATGCAAACTCAGATTACATTTGGTGGACTGATTATCCTGCCAGTTCTGACTGGGGAACAAGCGCATCAAGCAATACATTTACAGCATTAGTTTCTGCTGTATCATTAAGTTTAGCTGGTGGTGTTGATGATTATGCAATGACTGCTGGTCAACAACAAGCTGCATATGCTCTTTTTGCTAATGCTGAACTCTATGATGTAAGTTTGATTATTGCTGGTAAAGCAAATGCTGCGACTGCTAAGATTATCGCTGACTTGGCTCAGACTCGTGCTGACTGTGTTGCCTTTATTTCTCCAGAAGATAATTCTACTGGCAATGTTATTATCGGTAACTCTTCAACAGAAACTGATGCTATCGTAACATTCCGCAATGCTGTCAATGTGATTCATTCTTATGCTGTTATTGACTCAGGATTTAAATATCAATACGATCGTTACAATGACAAATATCGTTATGTCCCATTAAATGCTGATGTGGCAGGTTTGTGTGCTCGTACTGATTACACCAATGACCCATGGTATTCTCCAGGTGGATATAATCGTGGTCAGATTAAGAATGTTGTTCGTTTGGCTCACAATCCAGACAAAACAAATCGCGACACTCTGTATAAAGCTGGTGTTAATCCAGTCGTTTCATTCCCAGGTCAAGGAATTGTTCTGTTCGGTGATAAAACAATGCAGACTAAACCAAGCGCATTTGATCGTATTAATGTCCGTCGTCTGTTTATCGTTCTTGAAAAAGCGATTGCAACTGCTGCTAAATTCCAGTTATTCGAATTCAACGATGGATTTACTCGTGCGCAATTTAAGAACTTAGTAGAACCATTCCTCCGTGATGTTCAAGGTCGTCGTGGTATTATTGATTTCCGTGTTAAGTGCGACGATACTAATAACACTGGCGAGGTTATTGACCGCAATGAATTCATTGCCGATATCTTTATCAAGCCAAATCGCTCTATCAACTACATTACTCTGAACTTTGTTGCTGCTCGCTCTTCTGCGAACTTCACAGAGATCGGTGGTTAATGACTAAATAGAGAAAAAGGAGATACCAAATGGCAAATATTGCTGATTTTAAAGCCCAGTTGATTGGTGGCGGTGCTCGCCCTAATCAATTCCGAGTGGACTTAACATTCCCTAACTATGTA